AGGTCAGCACCAGGGAGTCGGCAAAGTCTGTCGATCTGCCCAACCGTTTCTTGGTCTCGGCCTTACTCTCCACGATCATCTTGCCACTGCTGTTGAACGAGTATCTTGGGGCCGTCAGGTCTGCAATCAAAGAATCATCATTCGGGATCTGCACCTCTTCATTGAACCATTGCTTCGTCAAGTCCCAGAGTTCTGCACGGAGATTGGCGTATCTGTCTGCCATTGCAGGGGATTCACTGACATTGACCCCACGGGCACTGATGTCGAGTTCCCTGAGACGATCCAGCACTCCTGCCCCCAATCCAATGCTGTCCACCAGGATTTCCTCTGGAGGTTCGTCTGCACTGTGCAGGAGATCCAGCACCCGTCCTGCCAGTTCCATCAAGGAGAGTTTCTTCCAACTGTGCAGTTCGATCAGGTGTCTGCCCTGACGGATACAGAGCACACTCGCATCGTCTCCATATCGTGCGACATCCAATCCCCAGACTACGGGGGTTCCTTCCGGTTGCTCGACTACTCTCTTTGATGCCTGCTCCACGGCATGGAGACTGATCAGGGTGTCGTCCTCTGCAGTTGGAAACTCACCATAAACCCGCACTTTCATCGCGTTGCTACCGATCCCGTACTTGACCTCCATTTCCTTGATGAAATCTGGAGAGACCAGGGGAGAATCAAGGCAACTCACCTGTTTCGTCCACCAACTGTCCCGCAATCGGGTGTGCGTCTCAAAGAAATATCCTGATGATCTGGTGGGGTTGCCGAGCAGAATCGTTGTGGCATCCTTCCCAGACATCGAACCATACGCAGCCTCAAAAACCGACTCCGGTACCCCTGATGCCTCATCGACCACTAGCAGGACATGATCTGCATGGACTCCTGCCAGGGATTCTGGGGATTCGGATCTGCTTGTTCGGGCTGAGATGAATGCCTCAGTCGGAGAAGAACCCAACTCAATCCGGTCGGACTTCATCTCCAGCAACGATTTGATCGGAGTGGGGAGTTCCTTGATCCAGCGCTTGCACTCTGCAAACAGGGCATCGAACAACTGGGATGCCGTTGGTGCTGTGACCACGATCTTGACCGGATACCTCGTCAGGAGGAACCAGATCATCAACCAACTTGCACAGGAGGATTTCCCGACCCCGTGTCCAGAGCGGATGCTGCACCTCCGCTGTCCCTTTGCCACTGCAGACATCACCTCCCTTTGCCAGTCCTGGGGGGTCACGCCCAGCAGGTCCTCGACAAACAGGTCTGGATGCTTCTCGTAGGTAAGGATGAGTTCACTGAGTTGCATTATTGGTCCTTCAAATCGTCAATGATGATGGCACCTTCCTCTCCCCAGATTTTCTCGGCACTGATTTTCCAGATTGAGGAGTCTTCTTCGCGGAGGCAGTCGAAACTCTTGATGAAGTTGTCCAGGTCCGGTCTCTGTCGGTGGGGGGTGCTCACCATCTGCAGGCGTTTGCGTTTGGACCAGGACCTCGGCATCGGCACGATGAACCGGACATGGAAGGCATCTGGTAACTCCCAGCCATCGGATTGAGAACGCATCTCATCGGCAAAGGCTCGGTAGGACAGAACAGAAGGTCTGCGCTTCCATTTGTCTGCCCTCGTCATCCTCGGTTTGGCAACTGGGCAAATTTTGAAAATTTTTAGCATGGGAGTGCCGTTCTGGGTTCTAGGGGGTACGGGGGGAGTACGTCACCTTGATGTCGTGCGAGGTGCAGATTTGTTTTATTTTTGACAAGTCTGCAGAAACCTTTTCACCAAACAAATGTATGCGTGGTCGGTGAGCTGGGAAATAATGGGCATAACTCAACACCTGACCGAGTGCAGATTTCCAATTTCGGATATGCTTCACCTCAATCACTTCTTCTTCTGTTAGTAAATCAATGCGGCCTGCATCACAGCGAACCTCCAACTGTCCTCCGACTTTTTGCCAAAGGGAATATTGAACCTGTTCTTCTGGACACTTGAACTGTTGGGTTTTTAATTTTCGCTCCCTGCGTCTTTGCGTCTCTCGTCTTGTCTTGGCACGTTCATAGCGAGTTCGTCGAATTTTGTTCTTTTCTTGTTGAAGTCTTCTTTTTTCTTTCTGCCCAAACTTGCCAAGAGGAGTGTCTAAGAAATCCTTAAGTTCTTGTTTCTGTGCCTGAATCTTTGCTTTTCTTCGCTTATTCCTACGTCTTGCTCCGAGACGACCACTGGGTGTCTGCCTGTCATGTTTTTTCTCCAGTCTTGTGCAATCTCGACATCGATAACGCAGACCATCTGCTGCCGTGGACTTGCGTTTGTTACTAGGAGCAAAATGCTCTGGGGTTCTGGGGAACCATTGCTTGCAACAAGGACATTGTTTTTGTTCTGCCTCATTTAACATCGCAAAAAGTTTTCAGAAGTAAGTACAGAGGTAGGTCTTTGCGCCCACGCACCCGCTAAAGGAAATCGACCACCCCAGGGGGGGGGTCTGCGAAAATTGAGCTCTGGCCCCAGATGTTGCCCTTTTTGTTGCCCTTATCGGTCATATCCTGCTCGATCCCAGTTTTTCTGCGGTTTGTCGGTTCCCACCCTCGCCACCAACTGATAAAATCTATATGTTCGATAATATTGGTTAACGAACATATGGTCCAGTATTTATGCGGCATAGAGCAGATAAAAGTTGTATCAGAATCGCGCACACATTAACCCTCACCGTCCTCTGTTTTCCCTTGATCTTGCAGCTTCTTTTGCTCTTCAATGCGTTTCTGTGCTTTTGCTTTCAGTGCAGCAAGGTGTTTGGTTTGCTCATCATTGACAGTAATCTCGGTAGCACGACGGTCACCAAAGATGTCTGGAGTCAAGCGACTTGCCATCCATTGACTGGCCTTGATGGCAACATCGGCAGTCTTGGCATCAATGCGCTTGTTCAGCATGTCGGTCACATATTGCTCAGTCTGCATGGCATGCAGCACACCTCTCGCTTGCAATGCTTCTCGGTATGGTTCTTTATTCTCCGGTTTGTTCATCCACTTCCAGAGAGCAACAGCAGAGACTCCTCGTTCTGTAGCGAGTTCTAGCAAGGTTTCCCCATTTCCCAGACGGTCACAGAGTTCCTCGATCTCATAAAACGGTTGTGCTTTTCTGCCTGGGTCTTTTCGTGCTGGCATATCTGTCCCTATCTTGTCCCTATCTGTCCCTATCTCCTTAAAAAACATAGGGACAGAATTACTTCAATAATTTAAGTTATTTACAACGCAAAACACTTACTGTCCCTATGTCCCTATCAAAATCGTGCAAAACACTGGGAATGTACAGATCCCTCTTTCCCGTACGTCCTATCCTCTCTCCTTTTCCTTTCAATGTTTTCTTATAGAATAGATAGGGACAATAGGGACAATAGGGACATCCCAGTATTTATGCGGCCTCCAGTGTCCCTATCTCCTTCCCCAACATAGGGCCAGATAGGGACAACCTGATCATTTTTCTGGTCGATACTCATAAACCCGTCCCTCATCAGTCCGTACTCTGCACCGTTTCCAGCGCAACTTCTTCATGATGTTGCCGATCCGAATCTCATCCTGCCGTTTCCACTGGTTCTTGTGTTCAAAGTCCAGAGCCTCTGAAAACAACTCTTCCATCGTGGCAGCATGTCGTTTCTCCAACCATCGACTGATGGGACCCATCCAGGCATCATCCTGATCTCGATCTTCCTGCAGTAGCAACACGGTCTTTCGTGCAGACTCGCCGAGCAGAAAGGTTTCTCCCTGCTGGTAGCGCCTCACGGCTTCCGCCAGCAGAAGATCGCGTTCCTCTCTCAGCAATGGCAGATCCACCTGCCCACACCGAACAGGCCAGAACCTGCGGTTGCCTGTGGCATCATTAAGATACTGATCCGCATTGGTAGTTCCGCCAAAGACACAGGTCCTCGGTACATCAATCACATATCTGCCATAGGCAGGTCGGTATCGATCCACTCGACAGGTCAGGAAGGACTTGACGGTCTCCACATCAGACTTGCGGAGTCCAGCCAGTTCCCCAACCTCAATCAACCAACGTCCTGCCAGTTTCTCCGCAGGTTCCTTCCCGTCAAACTTGTTGAGCTCACTGAAGTACCCTCCAGCAAGGATTTCAAAGATCGAGGACTTGCCAATCCCTTGAGGACCTTCCAGCACCAGCATATGGTCAAACTTGGTTCCAGGTTCATAGGCCCGTGCCACTGCTGCCAGTAACCAGCACTTCCCCACATCGGTTGTGTACTCATCGACCTCTGCCCCGCAGTACCGTGCCAACCAGGTATCGAGTCTCTCGGTTCCATCCCATTGCAGAGCAGTAAGCCAGTCCTGCAGGGAGTTCCGCACATTGCGGTAGGCAACGAGGTGAATGGCCTGATCCACGATGTCTCTGCCGAGTCTCCGCATTCCTTCCAGGGACTGCATCTGTACGGTCAACTCCAGAGTTCGACTGTCATCCCACTGAATGATCTGCCCATCAAAATCCTCAGTCTGAATCTGCCGCAGGAATTCGTCATACCAGACAGAGAGACGTTGCTGCTGAATCAACTCACGGCAGTTGTGCAGATTCGGAATCAGAACCTGCTGCCCTTGTTTGTTGATCTGGTAGTGCAGATTCCCCTGCTGAACCTCCACAGGTGCAGCTCTGCCCTTGGATTGCCGGATGGCACTCTTGGCACGTTGCTGTCGAGGTTCCCAACCGTTTTCCTTCGCACGGAAGATCAAGGTGGCTCCGGTGATCCGTGACGGTTCAAACTTATTCCATCGTCGTTGTGGATTGTTCTCGTTGTTCCACTTTGCCGATTGCTTCGACCAGTTCTCCCAGAGAGGGAACCCTGCATCACCGAGTTCGGCCTTGAGTGCCATGCCGACCTCAACCCAGGTGTCCCGATCCTCATACCCTGGGACATGCTGCAGGACCTCTTCCCAGTTTGTATCATCAGGGAAGTCCTTCTTGGACTCCTGCACTTGCTCGGCATCAAAGATGACTCTGCCCTTGACCTCTGCCTGTTCTGCTTCCTTGAAAGGAAACGGATCAGGATGAGGATTCAGATACGCATCAGGATCATGCGAAAGAAAACAGAGCCTGGAGAGGTCCTTGACCTTGAAGTCAAAGTATTCAATCGGCAGTTCCAGATACTCAGAGAAGTGATTTTGAATCTGTTCAAAGTAGTCGAGATGATTTTCGGTGGTAGCATTGGTGCGGACCCCAAACTTAACCCCTCGTTGAGACGGAGAGAGATAGCACCAGGCAATGTATCGGGAGAGTTTGAGGAGGTTGCGGATCTCCTTGGCCTGCTGAACCTCCAGCTTGTCAATGTCTCCGTGTCCAATCTGGTTGTAGATCTGGATATTCGGATTCCTCGTCTTTGGATCGTAGGCTTGCCGTTTGATCGAGTGATACTGTCCATAAACACTGAAGCAGACGAGATCCTGCTTCTGTTCTCGGTACTCCTCAGAGTCAAACCCAAAGGTCTCGCCAATCGTGACCAGATCGATGATGAACTCCCGATAGACATCACTCTGAATCATGTCAATGATGCTGCCCATCGGCTGGACATAGGTGCTGACCGTGGTGTAGCAGTTGTTGTAGACAGAAACCGGAAGGTCTGCCGTGTTCCAGGTCTCTGTCATCACTGCATCCTCAGAAGGGAACATCTTCTTCTGCACCAGTCGGAGTCCCTCCGGTTGGCGCACCTTCGGGCACATCCACAGACATGATGCTGGACCCCTTGAAGGTCTTGCTGAACTTATTGAGGATGTCCTGTGCATCTGGTGCCGTGGAGGCAGACTTGCTGACAGGAGGCAGATCTGTGATCGACTGGGCAAAGTATTTGACGATCTTCTTGGGGTAACTCTTCCCGTTGTCGAGTTTCTT